AAGGAATTAGTTAACACTAGAGATCCTGTTCCTGGATTTGTTTTACAAGATTCTGCTGTAACTAATGTAAGAGAGGTCACGGACTTTACTGAAACTAGTATTACTACTGCTGATTATGACTTTGATCGCAATACTAGATTTATTTCAACTTGCACATATAATAATTCTACAAATCTAATTTCTATTAGATCTGATAAACCCCATGGATTAAAACTTGGCGACACTGTTATTATCAGTGATGTTCAAAGTTCAACTAATACTAATGCAAAAGCAACTCTAGGTTTTAATGGAACATTTAAAGTTGATGTAGTAGATAATGATAAAGAATTCAAAATTCCAGATATAGACGTTTTTAACTCTGTACATGCTCCTGGTAATATCACCAGTCAACCACACATTAGAAATAAATCACTACCAAGATTTAGAAGAGCAGATGTACAGAGTAATTATTATGTTTATCGTGTAGAAACTATTAGACCATACATCTTTAATGTTCAAGATGGCGTTTTCTATCTTTATGTTATTAATGCTGGAAACTCTCTCCCTCAAGAATTTACTGCTGATAAGTTTAGTCAAAGTGTAATAGATCTCTATCCACAATTAGATAGAGATAATCATTCAGATAACCCTGAAGCAGCAGTTTCTTTCGCAAAGAGAGCACCAATTGGTCAGGTTGTTACTAATGACTTGAAGAGAAGTTTAACTAGAGAAACAGTTGATATCTATTTTGATACATTTGCTCACGGAAATAAAGTTACAGCATCTGCAGATAATGGAACTAATGCAACATTATCCTTAGAAAGTGAGCACCAATTAAATGGAGTTCGTAGTTTTAGTGCTCTGAATGCTGGGTCAGGGCACGCTGATGGGATATATTATAACGTAAAACTACTCAATGATAGTTCCTTTGCGTGGGATGGTGCTACTGCGGAATGTACTGTTAGTGGTGGACAAGTTACTGCTGCCAAGATTACTGAAGGTGGTTCTGGTTATAGTGGTGGTGAAAAACTATATTTTGATGGAACAACAATTGGTGGAACAAACCAAGCAAATATTGATATTGTTACATCTGGTATTTCAACTGCAACGGATAACTATGTTCAGGTAACTGGTATTGGAACCGCACAAGATGGATATTATAGAATTACATCTGTTCCTGGAACCTCACAGATTGGTATCATCAAAACTAACTCTGATCCTAGAATAAATGTTGGGCAGTATATTATCAATGCTGGTCGTGTTGCAACAGTTACTGGAACCCCAACATCTTCTACTGATACAACAACTAATGTAATTACAACGACAATTACAACCGCACAAGGACACGGATTACTTGCAGGTAGTAGAATTACTATTCGTAATGCGAATGATGATAGTCTAGGTGTTCATGTTATTAATAGTGTCCCATCACCATTAACTTTTACAGTTCTATCTAAAACTGCAATAACTGATCCAAAATATGTCCTAAAACATATTCTCGATGCTCAAAATGCTAGTGCAAACAGTGCAAGTGAAAATCTTGGTGTAAGAGGATCTGTTTTATATGATAATGAAGTTCTTCTATTAGAAGGTAATGAAAATAGTGCAGATGTTACGACAGAAGATAAGTTAAAGGTTCAACTACCTACGAATCTTGCTGATAACTTAATCCCATCTAGATTTCCCCTTGGATCATATGTTCAGGTTGGGAACGAAATTATGCGTGTGAAGAGTTCTGCTCTAACTGGAGCAGGAAATAATCTTCTTGAAGTTATTCGTGGTTCAATGGGAACCGTTATTGAAAGTCATAAGGTAGGTACTCTAATTAAGAAGATCAAATTAGATCCTATCGCACTTCATAGACCATCTATTCTTCGTGCTTCTGGTCATACGTTTGAATATCTTGGTTATGGTCCTGGTAACTACTCAACAGGTTTACCTCAAGTTCAGGTAAGAACACTTTCTGAGAATGAAGAGTTCTTAGTACAGGCACAAGAGACATCTTGTGGTACTGTTCTATACACAGGTATGGACAGTGATGGTGACTTCTATATTGGCAATACCAAGTATTCTGCACAATCTGGTGAGCAAACAACATTTGATGTTCCAACACCAACAATCACAGGTGAAGATCCTAACAGACTTTCTGTAGTATTTGACGAAGTTATTGTTAAAGAAAGAATCTTAGTTGAAGGTGGATCATCTGGTCAGATTCTTTCACAGTTTGATGGTCCCGTTACATTCAACGGAACTGTAAGAATGAACAAGCCACTCATTCTTAATAGTGACTTGAGAGTTACTGGTAAAATTGATGTTTCAAATAGTAATCGTGCAGAAGATGTAACAGATAAAAATGCATCATTGAGAGTTGCTGGTGGTGCAGCAATCGGCAAAAATGTAATCATCGGTCAAGAACTTGATGTTAAGGATAATCTGAACGTTGTTGGTATCTCCACTTTAGGTGGAGAAGTGAGAGTTGATACTGGTATTGTTCCTGATGCTGATGAGGGTGCATATCTTGGTACAGCAGCAAAACCATTCTCTCAAGCACACATTAATGAGATTAGAATTGGTGTAAGTGGTGACACTGAAATTGATACTGCAACTGGTGGATTAACTCTTGATTCTGCTGGTGGAACAACAACAGTTGATGATAACTTAGTTGTTACAGGTAACCTTGATGTAGATGGAACTACACAACTTGATGGACTTAATGTTGATGGAAACACAACATTAGATAATACTACAATCAATGGTACATTATCTGTTTCTGGATCTGCGACCATTGATCAGGTAACTATCGATGGCAGCACTGTTACTGCAACTAGATTTGCTGGAACTGCTGATGTAGCAAATGAAGTACCAGTTTATGGAACTGATGGTAGGGGATTTACTAACCACGACATGTCACTTATGATGAATCCCTCACAGGTTGGTAGTGGACAAGTTCAACAGTTAATGAGGGATCAAAACATTAGGTTTAATACTGGAGCATCTGAATTAAAATGTGATGGTGATATTGCTGCCTTTGCATCTGATGATCGCTTAAAGACTAATAAGGTTGGTATTTCTAATGCACTTGACAAAGTTAATGCTCTGAGTGGATTCACATATAATTGGAATGAGTTTGCTAGTGAGCAAGGAGGTCAATTTAATCCTACTAAGCGATTTGTTGGTGTTTCTGCACAGGAAGTTGAAAAAGTTCTTCCAGAAGCAGTTACTGCCGCACCATTTAATGATGAGTATTTGACTGTTAAGTATGACAAACTTGTTCCATTGCTAATTGAGGCAATCAAGGAACTTTCCGATAAAGTTTCTTCTCTTGAAGATAAACTAAATAACTAGAAAAGCATCCTGAGATGGCGAATTTTAATAAGCAGTTCAACTTTCGCAATGGAGTTCAAGTAGATGACGATAATTTAGTTGTTAATGGGACGGGTCTGGTTGGAATTGGGACTACGATTCCAACAGAACTTCTAGATGTTCGTGGAAATGTTAAAATTTCTGGATTCTCTAGTGCAACTTCATCTTTCAGTCAATTATTGACTGTTTATGACTCTGCTGGAATTGGTACAATTAATCTTGGATCCAAATTAGTTGGTGCTGGAGTAAGTATTGCGAGTGGTATTATTACTGCTGCTGATTCTGTCACAGGAATTGTCACTTACTTTGGTGATGCTAGATTCCTTCAAGGAATGCCAACATCACAATGGATTGACATTGACGCTGGGTTGGGATACACAAGCATATATGCAGCAGGAAATGTAGGTATAGCAACTATAGATCCTAGATTTACTTTTCAAATTGGTGGGTCAGCAGATACTTCGTTAGTAGGATTTACTACAGGTGTCGGTATAAGTTCTGTAGGTAATGTTTTAATCACTGGTGTCACTACATCTGGAACATTTGTTGGTATTGGATCTGATATAACCGATCTTAATGCAAGCAATATTGTATATGGTACTATTGGTAACGATAGACTTCCCGTATTAGAAAACTCAAAAATTCCTAATGATTTTGTTGTAAGTGGAATCATTACTGCCAACACATTTACAGGTGATCTTGTAGGAAATGTAACAGGAGATGTGGTTGGTAATGTAACAGGAACTGCATCAACAGCATTAAGTTTGAGTGGAACACCAGATATTATTGTAGGCGTTTTAACCGCAGCAGCAGTTTCTTCATCTAGTTTTATTGGTGGTATAACTGGTGACGTTAGTGGTAATTTAACAGGAACAGCAACAACAGCAGCATCACTTACACCAACGGCAGATGTCGATATTGCAGATCTTACTGTTGGTGTTGCGACTGTATCAACAACACTAATTGTTGATGGTAATATTGGCATCGGAACTTCAGTTCCTGGCACTGACTTAATCATCAAGAGAGAAGGTTTAGCATCTAGAATTGCAGTTATCAGTGATACTCAAGCAGCAGTAGTTTCTGTTGGTAAATCTGATAGTATAACTGGACGTAATGCAGAGATTAGATATGGCAATCTTAGTGGATTATATCCATACAGTAGTACAGATTCCTTTGATTTAATCAATCACGGAAAGGGTAATTTTAACTTCTACTTAGATGTATCCACAATTGGTATCAATACTGGTAGTTTCTTCTGGCATCATCAGGCAGATGATCGCATAATGACTCTCACCTATGAAGGTAACTTAGGTATTGGTGTTACTGAACCAAGTGCTAAACTTCACGTTGGTGGTGGTGCAACTTTTGCTGGAGATGTAAACACATTATCCAATCTTATTGTTGGTGGAACAATTACTGCACCTGCTGTTGTCACGGATAGTTTCACATCTTTATCAATTACATCAACTTTAGAAGGAAATGTAAATGCTACAAGTGGAGTATCAACATTCACAGGTATTACTGTTGGCAGTGGTGCAACACTCTCACTTGATGAAACTTCCACATTCACTTTAGGTGTTACCACAGCTAGACCTGGTCATATAATTGATATTTCACAGAGTGACGCATTTGAGGATGGTGATAATTTACTGAGATCTTTATTCATAGATCAAAATGGATCTATCGGTATTGGAACAACTGCATCTGTTGAAGAAGTTGAAATTTATGGACCGACTAAAGTTGCAGGATTTGGTGCTATCGCAATCGGTACTTCAGAACCAACTGGTGCTGTTGACTTTGCAAGTGCAGGTATTGTCACATCAACTACCATTCAATCTGGCAACCGATTTATGGTTCCACCTAAACTTTCTACAACAGATAGGAATTCACAAGTACCTATTTCAGGTGCAATGATCTATAACACCACACTTAATAAATTACAGGTCTATACAGGATCTGCTTGGGAAACCGTAACTTCTACCTAATATGGCACTTCAAGGTTCAGGGACAATATCATTTTCCAATATCATCAATGAGTTTGGACAACCACCTGGAAAAAATCTAGGTGCTTATCGAGTCAGACAAAATGTTGGTGCATTATCTAACTTAGGTCTTGACAATAATGATAGTCTAAATGCAACTATTCCACAATCAGGAACCATCAGGTTTAGTGATTTTTATAGTAAGAAGTTGAATATTGTTGTAAATTATCATAGTGGTGGAACAGAGAGACGACCTCAAAATGGTTATCAGAGATACCAGGCAAATAATGTAACAGTGATTGGTGGATTCAAAAGTAGACCATCAAATCCAAGTGGTAAAAAAGTTTACATTCACGTTAATAAAACAATTGAAAATGAAAGAAGTGGTGATCAAAGTAGATGTGCTCTAAAAACTGGTCAAAGTTGGAATGGTGCTGAATTAAGAGTTGATGTTGGTGGTAACGGAAGAATATTCGGTGCTGGTGGAAGAGGTGGAAGAGGACACCGAGGTGGGAGTAGTGATGCCACAGCGGAAAGAGGTGAAAATGGTAATAGTGCATTAGGTCTTACATATTCTGCAAGAGTCAATGTATTTGGTGGTGGTGTCATCGCTGGAGGCGGCGGTGGCGGCGGTGGCGGTGGTGGATCACGCCAAGAAGATAGGGGAGCCGATCGCTCCGCTGGAGGCGGCGGTGGCGGCGGTGGAGCTGGTGCTTTGTTTGGTACTCGTGGTGGAACTAGTGGTGGAGGTGGTCGCTTCAGCCGTGGAGAAAGAGGAAATAATGGATCAGAATTTAATGGTGGATCAGGTGGAGAAGGTGGTAATAATCGTAATGAAGCGGTTGCTGGACGCGGTGGAAATGGTGGCAATAATGGTCAACCTGGAGAAAGAGGTGAAGATGGTGGACTGACAGATAGAGGTGAAGAATATGGAAGAGGTGGATCTGGTGGTGGCGGCGGTAGCTCCATCAGATTAAGAAATGCCTCTCTCATTTCATCATCTGGTGACATTCGTGGTGGCATTGGTAATGGGGTGGCATAAATAGTAAAAACTGATTTTTGTTATGCTCACCGATTTCATACACCGATATGAAGGTGTCTTTAGTAAAGAAGATTGCTCAGAAATTATAGATTACATACATTTTCTTGAGAATGATGGATGTATGTTCTATGACAAGAGTAGATTACATTTAGAAGATCATATTACAAAAAATATATCAAATACACCCAAATACGAGTTAGATCTAAATTCATCACATCGTATTGTTGAGTCTGTATTACCTAAGATTACACCTTGTGTTAATGACTATCTAGAGACATATAGTCTTCTTAATAGATCTAGATTCTTACTTTATGATTGTAAATTAAAAAAGATACCACCTGGAGGTGGTTTTCATACTTGGCACTATGAAAGTAGTTCACTTACTTCTACAGGAAGAATATTTGTCGTTCAATTATATCTGAATGATGATTTTGAAGGAGGAGAAACAGAATTCTTATATCAGAATAAACGAGAAAAGGCAAAGAGAGGTGATGTCATTATATTCCCTACAAACTTTACACATACTCATCGAGGAAATGCTCCTATTGGGGGAACAAAATATCTTTTAACATCTTGGGGGTGGTTACAATCTGATCCAGAGGAATATGAAGAACAAAAATGAACAAATAGAAGCAGATGTTTTTGAAGAACCATTTCCACATCTGGTCTTACATAATTTTTATAATAAAGAAGAACTGAATCTCATTTGGGAAGAACTAAATTTTTATACAAAACCTGGAAAATTGCTAGAAGCAAAAGACTTTGGTGGAATTATTGATGCTACAAATTCCAAAGCAATTATGTTAGATCAACTGTATAAAGATTATAGTGATAATACTCGTGAAGATATTGTAGGTTCTCCT